GGTGGTATTGCTGTCATCGCTACATCATCAGCACTACTAGCAAAACCGCTGGCAGACATACTATTGAAAGCAGTCAAACCAGCGGTTAAGAAAGTTATGAAAAAGATTGCTACCTTACGTGGTAAGAAACCTCCTATTTTGTCGTCAGGGGAGCGCCGAGCAGAGCAGCGTCAGATGAATCATGCAGTGAAGGCATTACGGTCTGTGTTTCCGAGACGGAAGAAGAAACGTTAGGGATATTGTGGTAGTGTGGATGCTTATGTCCTGGCGGATTGTTTACTAAGACATCAGCACACACAGAATAGTAAGGTGACTTAGGATGGAATTGAATTCCTTTCAACTTTAACTCACCACAATTCTTAAGTCTTGCAATCTCAAAGTCCAATCTTTTATTAGCAGTCAGTTGTTTCATCATTGCGATGTTAGAAGTTGCTGCTTCTTTACAAAGGTCTTGTAGTTTCTTATCAGTGGGTGTGCTCCATGTCATAGAGAAACCTACACCTAAACTATAGTTATCCTTCTGTCCTGTCCTAGTTCTTTTGTAGAAACTTACATCACCAGGATTATCTAAGATACCATCTCCCATTGGATTCCCGTCAGCATCGTAGGCACCAAAGTTATCGGTGACATCGTATACGGGATCATCATAATAACCTTCAAAAGGTTTAGCAGCAGAGACACTACCTGTTACATAGGGTGTGAAATTGCGAGTGGGACCCTGACATTGTATACCACCTCCGTATGTGTTTGTAATGTATGGTCCCTGAAGGACCTGTATAGCTTGGTTTGTAACGGAGCCTGAAGAGTTAGCAACAGGATTAGCAGTAGCAGACACACCACCAACAGTTTCAGCATAAGAAGGATTAGCGAATAATAATGTTACTGCGAGAAGATACTTGTGGTATCGGTTATGCTTATAACCTCGGTTTCTCTTTGAATAATTGTTTGATTGCTCAAACCAGGGCCTCGATAAGTTTCTGTGAACTGAAACGCTGCTCCTGGAACTGTTTGTGTGAATTGGGGTTTGTTTGTTGCTCCAGTCCATGATGAAGTCACTCCATTAATAGTTACATTCGTAGCACCTGTTCCTGGTGATAGGTTTCCAGATGCTGATACACCAGTGCCAGTAGCAGAATACTGATACCCAGTGTTATAATCCATTGAATTTATAGTCTCAGTTATCTTCTGAGTCGTCTCCGTCCTGCTCGTCATCGAGCCCTGGGTGAAATTTGGGACCACGGGGACCGCCAGGGCAGGAGCAAGTGTGACACTTGCACCCACCACAGACATCACAGACCAGAGTATAGTCTTTCCAAAATGGGTCATCTCTAACACTCCTAGTCAATTACAGTGATCTCAGATACGAATTGGCCAGTTGCAGTCGTTCCAGCACCACCAGCTGTCACGGTTAGAGCACCTGAAGTTCCTACAGTGCCTGCTAGACTTCCAGCAGAACCAGCAGTGTAAGAAGTTACATTACTGAAGTTGGGAACATCTCCTACAGTAGGAGCAGCAGTTGGGATAGCATCACCTTGGGTAAACGAGGTGCTATAAGAGAATGACTCTCCGTTAGTTGCTGAAAGTTGATTTGCTGAAATCGTGCCAGGAGAATATACTCCACTGGTGATTGTGCCAGTTGAGATCATCCCAGAGGTTGTTCCATCTGAGGTGCCAACATTGGTGCCTGAAATACTATAGGAGTTGCCCACTCTTACGGCAGTTGATCTAGCAGCGTCAACAGTTAGTTGAACACTAGAAGATTGTTTTGATACAAGTCCACCTGCTTGAGCAGCAGAAGCGGTCATCAATAGCATAACGATAGGAAGGAGTTTCTTCATAACGTATAAGATTTGGATCTTTATATATTTATTCTTTTACTAGGTATCAATTGATGAGACATCTTGTCCCTAAGTTTATTGATACGCTCTTCATCATAACTTGCGAAGTGTCCCAACTTCTCTACTTTTTTATAGTAGTGTAGCGCATTGAGGATGATTGTATAATCCTCCATAGTAAGATCAAAATTCATTCTACTAGTGTTCCATATGATCTACGAATCTCTTTCAGTGCTTCGAGATTCATATCCTTGGTGCCACCATCATATGCATGAGCATACCCTTCAGTAATCATTTGCTCGTTAAGGGACACACTGTCGTCCCCAATGTAAAGCCAACCCAGAAGACGCCCGTATTTGCCAGTGCCACCAACAAGTTCAGTCCTAACAGACAACTCATCATCACCAGCCAAAGTGCCTTCGAGTTTTTCTTTGAGCCAGTTTGTTGCGTCGATTCCAAGTGCTTTCTCCTCTAGATTTCTCGTTCTCTTCTCTGGCGTATCAACTCCTGCAACTCTAACTCTTTCTTTCTTGTATAGATCAAACCCAAGATCAATGGTGACATCAATAGTATCACCATCAAGGACACGGTTGATCTCTGTCACTCGGAAGTTGTAGCAGCTCTTCCTGCTCGGTGGTGTCAGTGCTCCCATTTTCTAACTCTGCAAATGCTTGTCTTAGTATGTATACAACTACAAACAATGCACCTGCAACTGCCAGCATCACACATATAATTACTGACCACACGGGATCGTTAGCATTATCTAAAGGACGTAATACAAGATTCATAATTCAGTAAATCTATAATCTAAAATTATTCGGTAAAGAGAATCTCTCATATACCATAAGTGTTCTTGTTCATCAATAGGACGTGCAGGATATCCTTCCCACATCTCTAATCTTTTTATTACACAGTGATGCAGAAGACGTATGTCTTCTATTTTTAATTTGATTTGATAATCATATTGTGATTCTTCTTCGTTCATGGGTTCTTAGGATCCAAACCTAGGTCTGTTAGATATTCTGTCCACCAGTCTGGATCTCTTTTTTGTTTCCAATCAGGAACTGGTAATCGATGAAGCGAATACCACTCGCTAATCGCTTCATCGATAGTCTGTGCGATCTCCATATTCTTCTTCCTCTTCATCAACGTCTGCATATGCATTGTCCACGAAGGGTCCTCGTTTTCGTAGAGGTTCTTTTCCGACATAAGAGTTTTCTGAATTAACTGCAGACACCCATACGGCAAGTTTCATTACTATAAAAATAATAACCAGTGGTGTAAAGCAACCGATTAAAATTACTGGATTCATTTATGACTCCTATTGAAAGGTTCCCAGTGTTCCCAATTATATTTATGAACTGCCCACATACCTATGATGGGAACAAAGATAAGACACCATGATAGGAATCCTATTCCATATGGATTGTTTAATACTGTTCCACAGAATCTAGCAAACTGTAACATCATGGTTTTAAATCTGGCCAGGGATCTGAATTGTGGAGACATGATCTAGGATGTATCCACTCACTATTTAATTCTTGAATCTTTAACTTCAACTTTAAATTTTCGAGTTTCAACATAATGTTTTCTTCTTTCAATCGTCTAATTTCTTTCTTGGGATTCATTTCTATTCTTCCATAGATTTAAAAAATAACGATCAACTTCATACAAATCACCACGGGGTGGTTGATCATTAATTTGAGACCATTCATTACAGAGTGATCTCATTTCTGGTTTTATACCATGAGGTAAAAACATTCTACCGAAGGAAGACATTGCAAAAGCAAATCTCATTCTAATGCGCTGTTCCATTTCCTGAGTAGGCGTCGGTTTCATAATAGTTATTCTCACCTTTTCGTAGCCCGAAATAGATGGTGGCACATACAAAGGGTAGTGATCCGAAAAGTAGGACATGTGCTAGGGTCATATTCCTGGTTGGGGTTGTGGAAATATATTAGCAAGTCCTGTGGGAGATGCAAGTTTTGCTTCGATAACACGACAAAGGCGTTCGACTTGCTTCTTGTCTGATCCACAAGGAGCATTGTGTAGACATCTAAGCATTAGTAAGTCATCACTAATCTTTGGTTTGATAGTAAAACCCCACTTGTCTACCTTCTCATCTGTTGGTGCTTCTACATTAATACTCATATGTTTTACCAGTCTCTATAAATCCAACCGTAATCTTGAGGATACATTACATAATCATTTTTGGTAGTGGAAGATCTATATCCCATTGAGATAGCATCGAAGATTGTGCGGCATGTATCGACTGCATACTTTCCACCAGTAACCACAAGACCGTATCCATGGTCCAAACCAGACACACCACCAGAAGTGCCACAGTCAATATACGCGATGCCCAATTTTGTAAGACGCTCGGATCTTTTCCAACTGTCCTTAAAACTGCTATTGCCATGATCAATAATAATATCTCCATCACTAAGTAATGGTAATAACTCATCTATAGTTTCCTCTACTGCTTTTGTGGGGATAGCAAGTTGAAATATGCCAGGAACTTTACCAGCACTAATGTATTGTTTGCCATCAGATTTAACTGCTCGAACAAGATACTCCAGTGAAGTTACACACCCACTAATATATCCTGCTTCATATTGTTCACATGCTTTCTCATAGTTATTTCTATGCCCCCAGACTTCAATACTTGATTTGATCATACGGCGAGACATACTCTCACCCATGCGACCTAGACCAATGATACCAACTTTCATTTTAATTTAAAGACAAATGCAACCAAGGAAATAGCGGAGGGATCACTCCGACAAGTCGAAGTAAACCCTCAGCAAAAAGTGCGAGAACAACCCAACCAACACACATACTGATAATTCCAGCGTTACGATTATGTTTTCGTATGGCATCATCAATCATCTCCTGACACTCTTCGCGAGTGATATGGTGTGTGGGTTTAATCTCTTTCATTCTATGTGGCATTACTCCACATGAATTACGCCAGTCATACCTGCACCCTGGTGAGGACCACAGAAGAAGTTATAGTCTCCTGCGTCAGCAAATACAACGTCTTGTGTTTCTCCTGGAGCAAACAACAATGCTTCTCTAGAGAGATCGGGACGTGCTTCTACAATAATATTGTGTGGAGGTAGTGCTTCATTAATGAAGTGAACAGTATCACCTGCTGAGATTGTAATATCATTCGGTTCAAATACTAGGTTGCCACCAGCACCCATTGTTACGTCTACTGCCCATGCTGGAGCAGCAATAAATAATGTGATCAAAAATGTAAGAAAAACTTTCATGTAGTTTTTATCAACTACACTATCTAGTAGGTTACTATTATGCAGTTTTTTTTAGTTTGGACTTCCTAACACTACGCTTCTTGGCAGTGTTCTTCTTCGTAATATTCTAGTTTGTGAATGAGATGTTGGTATTCATCCCATAAGTATTCTGACCCAGTGCTGTCCTGATACATACGACAGGCACGCACGAGTCTAGAGATGTCATCTGTGTTTAATTTCATAAAGGTATCCAGTGCCTCAGTATATAGGGGGTTGACACCCCATACATACTGTGTTAATATATGGACTGTCGCAATGAAACGCATGACTACAGCACTGTCCCTGGCAGCAGCAGCAACGACTGCTTTCGCTGCTTACAGCGCAATGACTTCACCACCACCAGTAGTAACTGCTCCTCCTGTAGTAGAACCTCCTACGATCGAGTATAATCTTACGTGGAAGTGTGAAGACTGCACCGCAGATGAGCAGTTTGTGCTAGAAGAATTACAAAAGCAGACTAAAATTACTGATCGTAATGCTCTTGCTACGATCATGGGTAACATTAAGCAAGAGAGTAAGTTCATCTCCAACATTTGTGAAGGTGGTGCTCGTGTCTCCTACACTGAATGTAAGGTTGGTGGGTATGGTTTGATCCAGTGGACCAGCATCGGTCGTTACAAAGGTCTTGGTAACTTCTGTGCTAAATATGTTTGTGATCCAAGCAGTTTGGCAGGTCAGACTCGCTGGATGATTAACGAACCTATCTTTCAACGTGTTCTTCCACAATTTGAAGGCGGTGGACAGACTGTATCTTACTACATGAAACCTGCTTACTACTGGTTGGGATGGGGCATCAAAGGCAACCGTGAAATCTATGCATATGACTACACTAAAAAGATGGTTTTGGTGTGAGCAAGTATGATTTTGGTGGACTTGACAGACATCCTGCCAATGTGCTAAGATTAATCAGTGAACTTGAGGGGTCCTTCCAACTCCTCAAGTATATGGGGTTCCAAGAAGACATGGATACCATTGACACAATGAAGAAAACATACTATAGTTTATACTTCAAACTCAAACGAGAACAAGATAAGACTCAGTAGCTCAGTGGACAGAGCAACTGCCTTCTAAGCAGTCGGTCGTTGGTTCGACCCCAACCTGAGTCGTTCAATCCTCTATAGCTCAGTTGGTAGAGCACGGAACTGTTAATTCTGTTGTCCCTGGTTCGAGTCCAGGTGGAGGAGTTCGCTCGAATAACTCAGCGGTAGAGTGCCTCCTTTACACGGAGATTGTCGGGGGTTCGATCCCCTCTTCGAGCATTGTCACTATTAACTATGGACAAGCAAAAAATCAAGACACAACTAAACGAACTTCGCATGGAGTTAGCATACATGAGAGGTATGCTAGAAAATACTAATACTCAAATGCAAGAAATTCGAGATGCACTTCAAATATCTCCAGATGAAGACATCAAGGAGACAGTTATAGAACTCTATGAGCATCCATGGTATAAGTATAAGCGTGAACAAATTCTCGCTGAAGAAGAATCACTTAAAATTTTAAGTGATCACTTAAAAAATAACATTATATAAATCAATGAAAATTTTCCTAGACACTGCTGACTACGAAGCAATTGCCGACCGCTATAAGACTGGTCTAGTTGATGGTATCACTACAAATCCTACACTAGTTCGCAAGTCTGGTGTAG